CTTTAAACTTTCGCCTAACGTACCACTACCCGCAAAAACATTCGCAAAACAACACATAAAAGAAGTATAAAGGAAACAAAAAATGAAACCAGAAACAGCCGCACAAAACTTACTTAGTGCGTATATCCTAATAAACGCAGCTAGGCAAAATTTAAACATGGTATGGGAGTTTAAAAAAGACATTCATAACCAACAATTCATAGACGCAGTTAAGCAATTAAAACCTACTGCAAACTACTTTTGTAAGATTTTAGAACAAACGCTAATCCCCGCTATCCCTAAGGCTCAAATGGATGAAATAGAAGAGCAAGCATTTGCAGTTTTGGAAGGTTTGGATGAGGCAATTAAACAAGTAAAATAATGAAAAAAACAACACAAGAACAAATTATCATTCAGCTATTAATTGAAGGATGGACAAACCCGATTGAAGCGTTTAAAAGCGCAGGAACTCTTAAACTATCAAACAGAGTAGGAGAATTAAGAGCGGACTTTGAAATTAAAGACCGTTGGGTGCAAACTACAAACCGTTTCGGTAATAGAGTACGCTACAAAGAATACAAGATTGTTAAACCGACTAAAAAAGCATTGGCGAAGTATGGATTATAATAACACAAAAGAAATGAAACAAGCAAAACTATTTGAAGATAAAATTGAACTAATAAATGTAAGTTCAGTTATTGGCTCTGGCTACGAAACAAAAGTAGCAGAATTGGCTCTAATTGATAAAATAGCATATAGAGCAGCTAGAAAAAATATGCAAGTACATAGCGCAGTTATTTTAAAAATAAATAATGAGTTTTCTGGATTTTTTACTTATGAAGTAAATCATAAGGTAGGTGAATTCTGTTTGCTTCAATCTGCAATGTATCCAGACAGAAAAGACAAAGAGGTTTATAGCCTAATGATTGATGAAATTATAAAGCAAAACACTTTTGGCTACCCAATGATAATGACCGTATCTAAAAAGCATGATTTAGAAAATCCTAAAGTATTTGCAGCACGTGGATTTAAAGTAAACTTAGAAAAAAGCGAATTTGTCTATATGGTTTATGGCGAATTATCTCAAGTAAGAGTTAAACGATTATGCCACATGGCAATGACTAATCTTTGGAATTCAACTTCTGGTGAGTGGTTAAAGATTAAAAAGGAATGGAATGAAAAAATTGAAGATGCAGGTAAAAAATATAACATACCTAATCCAAAATTTGCAAGTCGAGAAGGTTGTTGGCAAGGTTTAAGCGGCATGAGTAATGTTGTTTTATCTAAGCAAAAAGTAGAAAACGATGAGATAATTACAGATAAGACAAAAGAGTTAAACGGAAATGCAAGCGTTTTAGACCCCGCAGCTTGTGAAATAATTGTTAGAATGTTTATGCCTACAAACGGTGTAAGAGTTTATAATCCTTTTGGCGGGGGTGTTCAAATGGGATTTGTTGCAGGTGGATGCGACTTTGAATATACGGCTAGTGAAATAAGGCAAAATCAATGCGATGCTAATAATGCTATTTGTCAAGATTTCCCTAATGTAAAATGGATTAAATCTGATAGCAGCAAATTTAAGCCTAAGCAAAAATATGACTTAATATTTAGTTGCCCGCCTTATTATAAAGTTGAAAAATATATCGATTATGATGGAAAAAGTCCAGAGGGCGAATTAAATTCTATTAGCACCTACGAAGGTTTTAGGGATATGCTTTTTGAGGGTTATAAAAACGCAATAGAGGCAATGAATGATAATACTTTTTTTGTGGTTATGACTGGCGATAGTAGAAATAAAGATGGGGGTTATTATGGGTGTGAAGCAGAGCATGAAATATTTTTTAAAGAGCAGGGTTTACACATTTATAATAGAATAGTGTATTTAGAATCTGAATTTACAAGAAGAGCAACGGCTAAAAAAACATTAAATTCTAGGAAGTACCCTAAATGTGAGCAAAAGATTTACGCATTCTTTAAAGGTGACCCAAGTAAAATAAAAGACTTATTCCCTAACATTGGAAGGTTATGAAAACGTATTCTAATATCATAACTTTATCAAAAAATAAAAGGGGTATTTGGGATTTTGATACGGTAAAAGGCTGCGAAAGCGGTCTTTTACATTCAATCAATGGATGCTATAATGATTGTTACGCTTATAAAACAGCAAAAAGATACGGCATTGATTTTAGCAAATCTATAAATAGGCATTTTGAAAACTACAATCACAAGCAGCAAATTATCAAAATGATTGAAAAAATAGATATGCCATTTATTAGAATAGGCTGTTCTGGCGACCCATCAGAAGATTGGGAGCATACTATAAGCATAATAGAACAATTAAAAAATAGTAATCAGCATACATTATTTCCATTAGAATCAAGAAAGCAAATAGTTATAATTACTAGACATTGGAAATTATTAACAGAAAATCAGTTAAGCCGATTAAAAAAATACAACGTTTGTATAAATACTAGTGTTTCTGCTTTAGATTCAAATGAGTTAATACAAAATAGTTTAAAACAATATAATAGGCTAAAACCATATTGCAAATCTGTTTTAAGAGTTGTTACTTGTGATTTTAATAAAGAAAATAAAACTGGCTATCAATTAGATTTAATTCAAAAAGAATTATTAAAAAATGAACTTGTTATCGATACGGTTTTTAGACCATCTAAAAACAATACTTTAATAACAAATTCTATAATTAATACTAAAAAAATGTCATTTATGAAGTCAAAATCATTAGTATCTAAAAACAATAAAAAAGCATTTTTAGGTAAGTGCGCTAATTGTATTGAAATGTGTGGTATTAATATGTAAAATTTATAAATATTAAATTAATTTCGCAATGGGTTGAGTAGGCATACTCGTAAAAGGTTTTCACGTTACCTTTCCCATTTTATTTTTAAACGTGAACTTAAAAAAAGCGTGAATTATGGCAAACGGAAAGAAAAGTTTCGTCCTTTATTGTGACCTTATACATACGATAGATAAGATGCCAAACGAAAAGGCAGGGGAGTTATTTAAGCACATTTTACACTATGTAAACGACTTAAAACCCGTTACTAATGACTTGGTAATAGAATTGACTTTTGAGCCTATAAAACAGCAATTAAAAAGAGATTTAGAAAGGTGGGAGAATCAAATAAAACCATTAAGGCAAAATGCAGGAAGATTAGGTGGTTTAGCAAAAGCTAGCAAACGGGTAGCAAACGAAGCAAACGAGAAGCAAAAGCTAGCAAATCTAGCTGTTAATGTAAATGTTAATGTTAATGATATAAAGGATATATCCAAAACGACTTTAGAAGATTGCGAAAAAATCTTTTTAGAAAAGACCGCTTTTAATTGGACTGAACACTATGCAAAAAAAGAAGCCGCTAAATTCTTTAACTTTTACGCTTCTAAAAATTGGATGGTAGGTAAGAATAAAATGAAATCTTTGCCTCATGCTATTGGTGGGTGGATAAGTAGAAACGATAAGCCAGAAACGATTGAACAAAAAGGCTACGATGGATACAGACCAGACCAAACCCCTAAAATAATGTTTTAGCCATGATAGTAGAGTTTAAAAAAGTTAGGGATGAAGTATTCCACTTACAGCAACACGGGCAACAAAGAGGACATTTAATCGGGTTTGAGAATTTGGATAAACTTTATTCAGTTAAAGCGGGAACTTCAACAATTATTTACGGATACCCTACAAGCGGTAAAAGTCAATTCTTACTTCAAGTTATGACAAGCCTAGCAAGTCAAGGCAAGAAAGGAATGATTTTAAGTCCAGAAACGGGAACAGCAGCCGAAATCTATGCCGAGTTAATCCATTGCATGACTGGAAAAAGTTTTTACCCTACTTTAAATTATCGCATTACAGAGGCTGAATTGTATAAAGTTGAACCATTTATACAAGATTACTTTAAAGTGATTGAAATCGAAGAAAAAAGCATAACACCGAAAGAATTTTGCGAAGTGACCAAAGAAGGAATTAAAGATTATGGAATTTTTTACAGCGCATTTGATAATTGGAATGATCTAAGCCATGATTTTCAGATTAGGGAAGATTTGTATATTGAGCAAGCAATTCCAATGTTTAACAGATTAGCCCGTAAAGAACAAATCCATGTATTTGGAGTTTGGCACGCTAAAAACCCTACTTTAAACGATAAAAAACCATACCCAGAAGCACCAAGCCCATTCGAGATAAAAGGAGGTAGCGCAATTTACTCTAAGGCAATGAATCTAATTTGCGTTCATAGAGAATACGAACAGCATGGCGAAGGGTGGAGGCAAACTAGCAGCGCACAGATTTTAGTCAACAAAGTAAAGCCCAAAG